TCAGGTTAGGACGGTCTGCACCGCGAACCAGAGTGGCCCACATAGCCGACAGAGCGGCTGATACTGGACCGGGCTTGGCGGCTGCGAAGTCTTTCACATCCTTGGTCTGTGAGCGCCAGAAGGCGAAGGTCGCACGATCAATTCCACCGTACACGCCTGTGGCCGCAGAAACGGGCACAGCAGCGTTCAAACCGACGACTTCTTTGCCACCGTTACCAGTGCCATCGGAGTAGATCGAGCCGCACAGCTTGTTGCTCATGGTTGACTCAGCCACGGCCATGCGTGCCTCGAGCAAGTCGATGAACGCTTCTTTGCCGCTGTTCTGGAGTTGCTCCATACCGCTGATGATGACTGGGCAAGCTAATTGCTTGAGCGTAAACTCAGCAGCAGAGATAACGTCTTGTGCGGCGATTGGCAGCAAGTCGTAGCCCGAATAGAAGCCAGCGTTTGCGTTTTCAGCGAACGACAATTCTTCCAGAATGATGTTGCCGCCAGAGACGGTGCGAACACCACCTGACTGGCTTAACTTAGCCAACAGAGCGTTATTTTTTGTGACGTTATCCGCAATTTTCTTGCTGCGATTTTGAATGGTAGTAGCGATAATATCGCTTACGTTTGCGTTAGCAAATGACATGGTTTAACTCCAATATCTGATAAATGAATGGGAAAAATTCCCGTCGATTTGTCAGACGTTCCCTTTACGCTCGGCTAGTTCCGCGAGGTTTAGGTGGGCAACATTGCGTTGCTCCTTGAAGTCGGGTGGCTATGGCTGGTTAGGCACGTCCACTTAATACAACCGAACTCACTGAGTTCGGTTATCAATACTTTAATACTATCGCGTCATTTGTGCAAGAGATGCTTCAATTGCGCCACGAATATCGTCAGCTTGCGTCTCTTGTTGCATCCCGCCCCCAGTCGGTGCGCCAGAAATCGACACCGCGCGGCCCCGGGCGTTTTGCGCCGCACTGTTCTGCTGCTGCAATTGCTGGTGCTGTTGCTGCTGGCCTACAAGCGAGGCCACCTGTGGGTTCATCTGGCAGGCGCGTCGGTAACATTCTTCCAACGTCATGCTGATGTTGTTCTCGGCCGCGTAACGCATAATCATGGCCATCTCACTTCTGACCACATCCCCGTAAGGCTGGCTGTCCACGAACTGCGCGACGCTGTTGTGCACTTGTGCTTGCTGCGCCTGCATTTCCTGTTGCTGCTGCATCTCCATCTGTTGGTAGCGCTGCTGCATCGGCGCAATCGCTTGGTTCACCCGCTGGTTGATGCGTTCTTCAATCGGGTCCACGGCCGGGCCTTGCCCCACTATCGCCTGATCGAGCATATTGATGTCGATACCAAACTGCTTAACCAACGAGGCCACCAACTGTGCCTTCTGTTGTGGGGGCGCGGTTCTCAGTGCACCAGCCGTCTGAAACAGACTCGCAATGGCGGTCACGGGCGTGCCGCCTTCACTTTGAATCATGGCCATGTAGGGCGTGATGGTCTGCTGAATTGCGTCGGCAAACTTCCGTGCTTCCGCGGTCTCGTTTAACTTGATGTTGATCTCGCGTTCCCGCTGCACCACTCGCGCCTTAATGTCATCAGGCAGCGAAGCCCACTTCTCACGTTCAGCGGGCGTCCAGCCTTGCGGTGCGCGGTCGATGGGCCGAGCCTGCTCTGGGGGCGGTAAACCCGTCTCAGGCGCAGCCACAGGCGGCTGGTTGCCTTTCGGCCCCGCCTGAATACCCTCGGCAGGCTTTGGCGCAAAACGCCCTGCCTCATCGCGTGGCTTCTCAGCCATGGCGTTTAGATCAACTGCGGGTGCGTCGGTAGGGGTGGAAGCCTCCTGCGTAGAACCTTCGGGTGAAGGAGTAACCGTGGGTTCTGGTGTGCCTGAAGCCTCCGTAGAGGGTGCCAAATCACTGCCTTGCAGTGCGTTTTCTAATTCTTCGCGTAGGTCGTTGCTCATTGAAATGCTCCGGGTGAGGTACTTATAGGTTTTGGTAAACGGTTCTTGCGATTACTTCTCGTCGGGCCTTCTTGTCGTCTGACCCGTCCGTGAAATGCTTGGCACGTTGGACCTCATGCGCGGCCCACGTCTCTTTGAAGTCATCCGCATAAGCCAAGTTGTTCTCCCTCATGTACTTGGCTCTCTTGGTGCGGCTTGATATGTCGGTCCCATCCGTTGCACGCAAGTCCGATAGCGTCTCATCCGCCGCCAACATCGGGGCCTCAATGACACGTTCAGTTTTCACCTTGCACTCGGGGCAGTCGAACTCACGATCAGCCGAGTACGCTTTGATTGAACACACGCGGTGAAAGTGCTCTCCACACTCATTGCACTTGTAGCGATAGAAAGCCATCGTCTTACCCCACGCTCGGTTTCTGACCGCTCACCCCAGCACCCTTTGCTGCGGGCATATTGGGGTTAGGTTGTTGCATCACTTTGTTCTGCGCCTGTATGCGGGCCACAGCCATGTCGTGTCGGTCTTTAACGATCTGGTGCATCATGGCTTGCTCGGATTTCTGTGCGTCAGCACTCATTTTTTGCTCGGCCATGGCCTGATCTATCTGCATCTTCTGCTGGGCCTGAGCGCCTTGCATCTGCATTTTCTGTTGCGCCTCTTGACCGCGCATCTGCATCTCCATGTGCGGGTCCTCACTGGCCAGCACTTGCGTCTCAGCGGCTAACTTCTGGGCCTTGGCTTGACGCTCCATGGTCTGAGCCTTCGTGTTCTCCACTTCAGCAATTTGTTCAGGAGATGGCTGTGGTGGTTCAGGCGGCTTACTTGCGGCAGCTATCGCGTGGTCTAAGATGCTCTCCACGGCCTTAGCCCCTTTGACCCCGGCCAACATCGCTTGCATCATCTGCAACACGAACGGCGCTGACCCCGGTACGCCCTGAATCACAGGCGTCATCTGGGCCACAAAATTACCAATGGCGTTCAACAAATCCGCACTGTCTTCTTTCTTCTGCGCCCAGTCCACTGCCGCCATGGTGTCAGCGTCCACGTTCACACGGTACTGCTCCATGCCCATCTGACTAATCACCTCAAGCGCTGCTGGGATGTGCTCCTTATCGGACGTGTACTGGATGTTGCTCATCTTCACAATCGTGTCAGGCTGAAAGTGTGTGGCGATGATCTCGGCCTTAATTCTCAAGGCGTGACGCACCCATCTAGCTAATTCAAACTGGTAATACTGCAAACGAGTCGAGCCGAATTGCGCCTTGATCTGCTGTGCCGTGGCCGTCTCACTCGCTTTAGACGAGCCACGCATAATGTCGCTAATCCCCAGCACCTCGTAAATCTGCTGAGTCTTGTCACCGCGCTGCATACGCAAGTATTCAATCGCTTTAGCGATCATCTCGATGGGCACAAACTCAATCTGACCCTTGATGCCGCCCTTCTCTGCAAACATGGCCCAGTTATCCACCGGAATCAATCTGTTCTCAACGCCTTCCGTAAACAACTTCTGCACGCCCTCTGCACTCTTGTCGTAGACCCCAGTGACTTTGCACGCCTCGGTCAAATACTTGATGCGCGTGTTAATCACATCTAACTCATCGAACTGGTCTTGTGCAAAGACGTACAACGCTCTGGGCATCATGTTCGAGGTCGTTGTGTTCATCATTGCGGGCTTGGGGCATGGGAAGAAATCATCTAACCCTAACGGGTCGTCTTTCACGTCCAGCACTACATCAACACCCTTGGCGTACCAGTACACCTTCTTATCGTCTTTCGACCAAATCTCAAACACTTCAGCCCGATCCCACGGCTCGTTCTGAGGCAGGCCATCGTGGCCACCCTCTTTGGTCTTAGGTTTCTTCGCATAGTTCAACTGCGCGGCAATGACTTTGCCGAACCGTTTCTCGGCTTTCTCTTTCACTAAATATGTTCTACGCCCCACCCAGCGCACTTCTTCCCACGTTCTCGCGGGAGACCAGAAGAAGTCACCCCAGTAGATGTAGTCGGTCTGAACTTCTTCGCTTGTGATCTTCTCAAACTCAGCGGCTGGCTCAATTTCTTCCAGACTGTGCGGGTGCACAATGGCCGGGACCATCACCATCTCGGTCTCTACCTCATAGCGGAACCAAAGTTGGCCCAAGCCCACGATCAGCCAGTCGCTAATGCCGTGGCGCAACGCCGCATCGAAGTCGCTGCCATCTTCCTCAAGGCCACTGTTGAGAATCCGCTCGAGCATGGTCGCGGCCACTCGCGCCCCATCGTCCTCGGCATCGTAATTGGATCGTGCCACGTCAGCCTTAGGGGGCCGCGCGTACAAAGACGCTTTCATCGTCTCAATGGTTGACCAAAATAAATTCACTCGACTCTCAGCCGATTCAAATCCATCGCGCTGATCGAGATACCGCTTGTTGATCTTCTTACTGTCGTCGTGCCACTTCAGCACCTCTTTGCCTGCGGCCTCTATCTCTTTATTCCAACGTATCGCTAACCCGGCGGGGGTGTTGTCGTCTGGTTTATCCAGTCCATCGTTAAATTGGCTCATCATTTATCCTATACGTGCATTTTGTTTGGGGGCGGTATCCCAGATCATGTCGAGTGAAAACTGATACTGCTGGGGTGCGTCTGGAACGACTATTTCTGCGGCGTAATCGCGCTGTTTTCTAATCTTTAATTTCTTAGCCACAATTGCGAGATACCTGAAGCTATCGCTCGCATGACTGTGAGAATCGTGTTTCGGTTTCTGCCTGAAGGTCCCGGTCTTTTCGTCCCACTCACGGCTGTATGCTCGTAAGTGTTCGAGGCCCTCGTAGGTGGACTGCTCGTTAAACCAACACAACGGTATGACTTGCCTAGCCGCTTCGATCCCGTCTTGCAACGACATATCGGGAACCAGATCGGGCTTGATGCCCTGCTGTAAAAACGTCTCAACCATACTTCGGCCCGTCTGCAATGACTTTGCCTTCGCGTCATGCGGCAACCAGACGCGATCTACCGTGTAGGGCAGGGCCTTTATCCACTCAACGTAGTGCGATATGGCCTGACTATTGGCCTCATAAAAATCAACAATGCGGTAGCCTTCATTCGTGGTCTGCCAGACCCACCAGCTACATGAGTCGGTGTAGCCTAAGTCGGCCACGACCTCCACGTGCAGAGCCTTATCCACGGGGAAGTCTTTAACTTGGCCCGCGTCATAAATTTTGCCAATTTCTTTGGCCCAATACGCTCCGGGGATGGACGCATCGAATGAACACTCGAACTCACGCTCATAATCCGAGTCCGTCATCTGCGCTTTGGCGTCTCTTAACTCATCTGGGTGCAGTAGGTTGCTGTTGCTCGCCTTGACTTCAATGAGCAGGTGCGAGGCCGGATTCAATCGCGCTTCTTCACGCAAGTTCCAGAACATATTTTTGCCCTTGGGCGTGCCCGCGAAGATGGCCCAGCCGCGACGATCACTCAAAGCCGGTCTCAAGACGGAGTACCAGATACTCGGGCGCATATCGCCGACTTCATCGAGTACGACGCCATCAAAATACAGGCCACGAAGACTGTCTGGGTTATCTGCGCCAGCGACAAAAATCTTCGAGATACCACCCTTGCTGTTGCGAATGAAAACGGTCAGTTCCGACTCGTTTGGTTTCTGTGCCCAGAGCGGTTTTGTCAAGTCTTTTAGATAACTCCATGCCACGCGCTTTGCCTGATCTCGGAAAGGCGCGAGATAGGCGAACTGCGGGTTGGGGTATGGTGTTTCCAGTGCCCCCACGACCAAATCGGCGCAACAACTGACTGTCTTACCCGCCCGCCTGTGGCAGACTAATGTTGTCCACCTTGCTTTCCTGTTGTGCAGGGCCATGGCGAACGGTCTGGGCTGGTAGGTTTGGATGTCCATCAGACTTTTTGCGTAACATCAACAGGACGGGCTGAAGTTACTAAGATCAACTTAGTTACTTTTCGTTCTAAAATTTGAAAAATTACAGATAGCGGTCCTAGCAGCCGCGGCCACCCCCCACCCCCGGCTCGACACACCCCTCCATGCACTAATTTTTCCTTGATATTGCACTGCATCATAAAAAAATGCTTAGTTTTAAGGGGTGAAAGTCCACAATATGGACTGAAAAGGGGCTTTTTGCTTGAGGCCAGCCCGCCCCACCCCCTCCGGCGTGTGTAGCGTTTTGGCCGTCGGTCTTTACATCCGACGGTGCAAAGCTGTAAGCCATTGATTTATAAGGCATTTACGCCCCTTCGTTGGTTAGACTGGGCGTGCTCTGGTCGTTGGGTTCTATTGTTTCGGCGTCGATCACTAGGCCGCGGCTCGAGTTGCCGAGCCACGACAGGCTTATGGCAATTGGTGCACCATCCGCCCCCGTAACCTCGTTACGCTCGCGCCAAACCTTCGGGGCGCGGTTGTTCAGCCAGTAGCGTTGCGCTGTGGGGTCAGCGGGCACGCTCTCTGTGGTTTCGTGTATCTCTACGCGGCCGTCGGCCGTCGTGACTTTCTTCGTGATGGTTTTTTTCAGTTGGCCAGTCGCGCGGAGGTACAACGCGGAGGCTACGGCCGTGTCGGCAATAACTCGCTCTTGATTTAGGGCATCGGCAAACTTGGGATTTTTCGCTTGCCATTCGTAAACCTGCGACACGTTCACCCCGAACTGTGCGGCGATGTCTTCGCGGGTGAAACCGGCACGGATGTACTCGCGTGCCTTGTCAATAAACTCCGGCCGAAATAATGTAGGTCGGCCAGCGTGCGGCCGTCTAACTATTTTTTGGGGGGTTTTTTGCGTGTTCTCCATTCGCGGAGAATAACCGCGTTTCACGCCTTTGTAAATGTTTCACGTGAAACAATCACACTTTGCAAACTGTTTCACTTGAAACAAAGTTGTGTGATTGTTTGACAAAACGCGAAAAAACCAGCGTGTTTTTGCCCTATACCTGACTATCAACCCCGACAAAAACCGCGTAGCGGGCTGTTTGATGCGTTCTAGAGGCTATTGTAAAAAAGCAACAAACGA